GGTGAATCCGGTGCTCACTAGCAGTGGCCAGGAGGACTTCGTCAAGATGCAGGTGCAGACCGTCGTATTCACCGATGAAGTGGCGCGCTTTAATCTGGGATTTTCGTTTACGTATGATGCCGAGGGGCCGCGGCGCACGTACAACCGTCGTGATTTTCCGAGCATGCCGTTCAACGCTTCTAAGTTTTTAGTGTTCTGATGCTTGAGCTAGTCGGCATTACGTACAATCCCAAAGGGCTAACGCCAGAGGAAGGACTGAGCTGCTGGGGCGTCGTGCGCTGGGCGTTGATGAAATACGGCGGCGTCGATTTACCCGAGCGCGCGATTCATCCGCATCGCTGGCCGGAGTATGTCACGATTTATCGCCCACCGTTTCCGAAACTCCAAAAACTGGACGTCCCGATGTTTGCCGAGATCATACCCGGCATAGTCAACCACATGGGGATCATGGCCGACGAGTCCAACTTTATTCATGCCGGCCATCTTTACGGCGGTGTCGTGTGCGAGCCGATAAGCCGCCACTACGACAAAATCGTAGCTATCGGCAGGCCTAAAGTATAAATTCGGGCAATGAAATTGAAGATACCCGAAAAGCCGGATTGGACGCCGGAGCAGATAAAAGAGCGGCTGCTGCTTCTCACTCCGCGGGAAGAGCAGGTGTTGCGGCTTAGGTGGGGACTAGACGGTTCGCCGCCGATGTCGTTGGACGCTATTGGAAAACGCTTCGGGGTAACTTCTGCAAGAGTTAGGCAGATTCAAAATAAGGCGCTGAAAAAAATGATGGACAAAGAAGTGGGTGATGTCTAGGCGCATAAAGGCATTCCGGCATGAATGAACACCCGGAGCATACATCGTTGATGAAATGGGTGCGCCAGCGGGGCCAGCATTATTGGCTCAATCGGCGCTCACTAAAGTCCACGCTCAACCGGCGAAACGGCGGACTGGTCGAGCTCATGTATCAGGACGGCCAAGCGCAGATCGAGCGGGTTACGCACGGGCCGTTTCAAGTCGTGCCGCTCCATCGCCATCCGCACGTGGACAGCTACGAGTTTCCGCTCTGGGGCTCGGGCGAGATCTGGATCAATCAACGCAAGTATTCTCTGGATGACAGGCGCACCCGCTGGCGACCGCTCTTCATATCGCGCAAGACGTGGCATGGCGGCTGCGGCAAGGAGCGCGGCGGGGCGTTCTTGTCGGTGCAGTGGTGGGACGGTGAGGAGCCGGACGGCAGCGTGCTTGAGGACTGGATTGCGAAATGATCCTTGAGGTACGCGACATTCTGGAAAATAAAGTAGCCATCGGCCATAGCCAGGCGCCGCCGCCGGGCACAACGCTCGGCTATATCTTCAGCCAGCGCGATGAGCTGAAGGCGATCAAGCGCTACATCGTCCAGGTCAAAGTCAACGACTTTAAGGTTGACGACTGGGAGAATAGCGAGCTTGTCCAGACCGACCGCGTCGAAATCGACATTGCGCCGCAGACCTTTGGTATCGCCACGGGCACTATCCTCGGTATCATTCAAGTCGGACTAGTTTATACGTCAATATTGACCGCTGTTCTTTCGGTCGTTCAGTTTGCTGTCGGCTTATTTAATAAGCCTAAGCCCACCAAGCTAGACACGCCCAAGGACTCTAGCACGTATTCATGGGAAGGCCTCAAGACTTCGTTTAGTCCCGGCTCGCCGGTGCCGGTCATCTACGGCGAGCACGGTTTTGGCGGCCAGCTTCTTTCGCTTGCCATCGATGTCGATCCACGCCGATCCGACAAGCAGCTTTTGTCCATGCTCATAGGCGAGGGCTGCGGCACAATTACCAGCGTTAATTGCGTCAAGATCAATGGCATCACGTTTTCGAACTTCAATAATCCACTACCCGACGAGGCGATTTGTGAGGCGGCGGCGAATCGTTACTGGGCAGAGCGGCCGGATGTTGCCGCTGACCCGGTCGCCGGCTCCTCGCCGCAAGCGGCCTATGAGCACTACATTAATCAGGGCCAATATGAGGGCATGACCTGGCATGCGGAGTTGTGCACGAACGATCCGCTCAATATCGCTTGGGACTGGCGCTGGGGCGCGAACAATCAGAGCGCCATTCCCGGCTTTGCGGAGAGCCGCAACACGTTTGCCGATGGCCGCGAGATCTCATCGATCTCTATTGTGTATGGGACTCAAACAACCCACGTGGCGAGAGTCCAGTTGCAGGTTGCCGCGCTTCAAGGCTTGGGTTTTTTCTGGGGCGGGACCAATCCCCGGTTAGGATCGCAAACGGTACGCTACCGCGTAGAATATCGGCAAACCGGCAGCATCGAGTATACGCTCATCGATGAGCGCGCTTTCACAGCGGCGACCCGCAGCGAGGTGTGGGACGCGCCGTTTTATAACTTCACTTTTAACGACGGCAACGGCTGCGCCGAGTCGGCCAACCGTTACTGGTCCGATTATCCGGACGTTGCGGCCGATCCCACTTACAATGTGAATTATGCAGCTGCCTATCAGCACTATTTGGATTACGGCATCGCCGAAGGGCGCGCCTGGCACTCGGAGCTTTGCGGCGGTGCGTGGGAGATCCGGCTCACGTGGCTAAGCAAGGATCAAGACGAGCGCGGACCGGCAAAGGGCGACGCGAGCTTTCATCATATCTGGTTACGCAATGTGACCGAGATAACGACCGATGAGGTGCAGACCTATTCCGGCACGGCACTTCTGGGCGTCCGAGCGGTGGCTACCAATCAGCTACAGGGGGGCGCGCCGAATGTGACGGCGGTCATCCGCGGCCGCGATGTGCGCTGCTATTTTGACAATGTGACTTATATCACGACCTGGACGCGCAATCCGGCATGGTGCCTGTTGGATTACATGACCAACAGCGTCTATGGCATGGGGGCGTTTATCAACGGCCCCAATCCAATAACTCAAGCAGCGGCAGATGCGTACTGGATCGCTAGACCGGATGTATTTGCGGACCCCGGATTCAACTTCAGCCCTGCGGCCGCCTATCGGCATTACATCGAGCATGGCCGTTTCGAGGGCTCAACATGGGGCGATTATTCTACCATTGTAAGCCAGATCAACATTCAGTCGTTCGTCGATTTCGCCACGCTCTGTGACTCGCAGGTACCGGACGGCGCGGGCGGCTTGGAGGCGCAGCACTGTTTGGATTTGGTGATGGATAAAAAAAAGCCCCACCTGCAATGGGTGCAGGACATCCTGGGGCTTTACCGCTCCTCGCTCATATATAGCCAGGGCAAGTATAAAATCATTTCCGACCGTGCCGACTTGCCGCTAAGACAGATCTTTCATGCCGGCAACATCGTCCCGGGCACATTTCAGATGACGCTTGGGGCTGCCGACCCGATCCGGCCCAACCAGATCAACATCGCGTATCCGAATCGATTGCAAGACTTCAACATGGATACGATTTTCGTGCAGGACTCGGCGAGCGTCTATGGGCGCAATGAGCCGATTAAGGACATTGACTTATCACTGATCGGAGTCACGCGGGAGAGCGAAATCATCCGTGAAGGCCATTGGCAGTTGACCCGCAGACGTCAGAACACGCGCGAAATCACTTTTGAAACAGGCCTGGAAGCCTTGGCCGTTGAGCTCGGCGATAAGTGCGCGGTGGGGATCGTCACGACCAATTTCGAGATGGGTTTTGGCGGCCGGGTGATGGAAGGCAATATTTTCAACGTCGTCCTGGACCGCGAAGTCACCGTGACGAGCGGCTACACCTATGACTTTTATTTGTGGCATACCCTGAGCGACACACCCGAAGTCCGCACCGTAGCGACAACGCCCGGTCCTGGGAATGCGTCGCTGGTAACGATCACGGTCAGCCCGACTAACCCTTTCAACATCGCGCCAATTAACGGTGACCGCTGGGTGATCGGCATTACCAGCGAGGACTTAAAGCAATGCCTGGTGAAGAAAATTGATTTTGACCCGCAGACCGCGCACCACAAGCTGGTGGTCGAGGAGTATATATCGGCCGATCCCGTCACGCCGACACTGGTGTCGACGACCACGTTTTTTGATCTAAACGCGCCGCCGGCACAGCCGATTTCCGCCAAGGCGCAGGTGTCCTACAACCTGCAGGAAGACGGCACGCTCATGGGGCTGACCACGATCGACGTGGTGCCAACTCCACTCGAGGAGGGCGGTAGCATCGGGCTGGTGGCTAATGACTTTGTCCTTGTGGGTAGCACAATAATAACGCCTTATGTGTTTCTCAGCGGCTCTCATTGTCCGGTTCGCTATTCCCTCAATGGGGATGCCTTCCGGATGAATACCGGCTCGGCCGGTCCGTTGCCGGGAGCCAAGGGCAATAGCGCCGCATTGCATGCGATCACGAACTGGACCGGCTCAGATCATTTTGCTTTCCACCAACCGCCTTTCAGTGCCCTGCCCAATTCGGGCGACTTGTACACACTGCTCCATAGGGGCGGACCATTTGAAGGCTTTGATGTTTACCGCCGCGCGCTCGACATCGAAAATATCGCGCTCTATTCGGAGGAATTGGATAACGCGATATGGCTTAAGTCTAATGCAAGCGGGATTACCGATGCGAGCACGGCGCCGTCCGGCTTTGCCCGTGCCGACAAGATCATCGAGACATCCCTAGCCGCCGGAGTCTCACACTACATGAGCCAATCGTTTAGCGTAGTAGCCGGCGATGACATTACATTTAGCTGTTATGTAAAGCCCGCTGAGCGCTCATGGATATTTTTGCAGTTGGCGGCCAATAGCTGGGGGACCTTTAGCGGACTAGCGGCGTGGTTCAATGTGGCCAGCGGCACAACCGGCACATATCAAGCGTCGGGATTAATGAGCGGCTCCTTATCGGCGATTGAGTCGGCGGCTTATGGGTTTTATCGCTGTAGCCTTAGCGGCAATGTGGGGCCGCATAGCTTTATCCAGGGATTTCTGGTGCTGGCCGACCATAATGGCGGCAATGTTTACGTAGGGACAAGCGGGAGCGGTGCGTATTTCTGGGGCGCACAGGCCGAACGCGACGCTAGTCTGTCCGACTACCTGGCCACAAGCTCAACGCCCGTCGCCGTGTCATTTTCGACCGACTACACGTTTGTCGAACCGGTCCTCGGAACACACTGGGAGGAGTCAAGCGAGATCAATAGCCGCCATTCTATGCAGTATAAAGTCGTGCCGTTTAACACCCGAGGCTCGCGCAACTATGTGGGCGACTGGGTCCTCAAGCTCGACTATAACGGTACGCACCCGCACAGCGGCTTCTCGCTATACGCCAATATCGGCTCTATCAACTGCACGGTGGGCATCGGGGCCACATTCCAGGACGTGGCATCGGTCGGGCTGATTGCGGTGGGTGGCAACCTGGACGTGCTCGGCACGATGACCATCGGCAACAACGGGTCCGGCGGCGCGGGCGCCAGGGCGATTCGGTACGGGATCGATTGGTCCGACGTGACCTGCCCGAATAACTGGTTTCCGATCACCTGGGACAACCAAGGCAAGGGGGGCGGTGTGTCGAGCGGATCGACGATACACGCCACGCTGGCCGGCACGTTGCCGAGCTGCGCGGGTGTAACCATGGCCTTCCGGATGAAGGTGAGCGACACGCTTGCTACCGGCGGCGTCTATGCCGAGGAGAGACACCTGCGCGTGCTGGAGACGTGGTGAAAGCCTATTTTCCCCGCGCCGCCAATGTCGGCTCAAATGTCATTTCCTGGTTCTCTCGGCGCACCACCACCTTGACCTTGTCGCCGGCGGACTTGCCGTCTACGGCCTGAT